TCTCGTAACACCCGCCCCCATTGATATCGATTCTTTTGTCGAGCTTTATCTCGAAATGATACCCGACTATCAATACTTATCGCATAACGGAATCTACCTGGGAATGACAGTATTTAACGACACCAATGCTGTTCCCATCTATGATCCGAACACCAAACGCGCAGAGTATATCAGCGCCAAAGCCAGAACCGTTATCATAGATAATCGGTTGTTGGCAGAAAACCAACGTCATCGTTATCGCTTCACGCTCGGTCATGAGGCTGGGCACGACATCTTGCACTCTGCATTTTTTGCTTACAACCCCGATCAAATGAATATGTTTGACACGCCTACCCCGCCTATGATTCAATGTCGTGTGGATGCGGGTAAGGCTTCAAATAAAAATCTCACACAATGGGATGACCACGACTGGATGGAGTGGCAAGCGAACCGCCTCTCTTCTGCTATTCTTATGCCGAAGTCTGCCGTTATGAAAATTGTGTCGAAATTTAAGGGTGACCCGAAAATGTTAAGCGGTGCCATAAAACTCACCAGGCGTATCTCTGAAACATTCGATATGTCCGATGAGTCGGCTCTTTATCGCTTGAAATCCCTCGGTGTCATTCCCGAGACCAAAGCAACCGCTACCCCTCAAATTATGTTACTTGAGGACTTTTTCGGATGAAAGTATCAGCGGGTTTAACCGCCCGCTGTTATTTTATACCCATAGTGTTAGCAAGTTGGCTAACACGCTAACAACAAGAAGGAGGTGATGCCTATGACTTTGAAACGAAAGGAGGTACGCTATGCAGGAGCTTCGAGATTGTAAAGGACGCATTGCTTGTATGGGCAACGCAGCCACCGGGCTTGTGGAGTGTCTTTATAAGGGACACCGAACCCGAACCCGCCTTGATGTCGGCGATAACTTCACCGTAGAACGTGAAGGCATCGAGACCATCATTACAAGAGTCAGCGATATGGCTTTCGCTGTTGACAGCCATCGCGCTCTTCCCCAAATCAGAATATAATTCATCCGCAGAACTGCTCGACGGTCAGGATATAACCCCCACAAGGGGTTTGTCTTGATCGTCATTTTTTATTTTCGAGCATAACTTATTAGTATATGCCGTTTATTCCCCTTTTATTCATACCGCAAAAAAATAATTTTTTCTACGTTTTCCAATGGTAAATCGGGAATAATTTTTCATCAACGACGCTATAACTTTGCATTCGACAGCATATTATGTTAATAAGCGACAAGCTCGGACGTACCTCAAAGGCAGACAAGCCCCCGTAAATCTAAAAGAAAGGAGAAACCGAAGATGAAGGAAGTCAGAAATCTTGACGGTCGAAAGATCTGTACCATCGACCCGGAAGCAAAAACCGTCGTAATCGTCATCAAAGGTGTGGAGACAAGCATCCGCTTCAACGATGACGGTACATACGACATCATCGAGCGTAAACTCGCAGCCTAATATCCCCTAAACCAAAATCGCCAGACCGCACGACGGCAGAGCGAGTGTTGGGTTCTTTCCCGACATTCACTTTGCCGTCGTTTTCGTTTTTCTGGCGACGTCGGCTCTGGCGATTTTCAAAAAATCTAATGAAAATCAAAGGAGTCAAAAAATGACAAACAAGAACAGAAAATTTTACATTCCCCTTCCCAAAAATGAAAACGCCCCCACTGGGTACATTGAATTCTTCCGTGACTTTCAGTTTGTGGAAGTTAATGAAGAAGTCTATTTAACATTTCATCGCCCAATTTGGAAAACTTGGAAAGAAGCAAAAAGTAAGGGCTGCTGTAGTGGCGATGATTGGAAGCGTTGTCTCGGTGATTGTGCTACCTGCTCACGATATCATCGCGGTTCCGACATTCTTTCTCTCGATGTCCCCGTGGATAGCGAAGAATGCAGCACCCTTGCAGATACCATCGTTGACCCTACCTCTCTTGTGGATTCGGTTCTCGCTGAAAGCGCCGCCCTTGAGGAGCTTCTTGCAGCACTCGCCGACCTCGACCCGGACGGACGTCGCATTGGTGAGCTTCTCCTTGAAGGCAAAAGCGGTCGTGAGATTTCAAGAGTCCTCGGCATCGCACATACTACATACCTTCGCCGTTTTTCAAAGTTGCAAGATGGGCTGAAAAAACGTCTCGAAAAAAATTTTTGAGTTTTTTTCAAAAAAGCGGACCAAACGCACTTTTATTTTCCAGCTGGGGGGTGGAAGGCACAAAAAGCCGACCAAATCCACCCAAAGGAGGACACGCTATGAACGGTCCCAACAAAACGGACACCATCGAGCAAGACGAGGAACTCATCGGTATTCTCTTCGCTATCTCGGTCGTGTCCAAGAGGCTGGCAAGAAGCCTTCAACGTCTTGCGGAATACGAAAAAGGAGGAAATGCCACAGATGGGAAAGATGTCGGAACTCTCGCTGCTTCTCGATGATTACCGTGAAGCTAACCGCCGAGCTTCGGAACTCGCCGATGAGATCTGCGCTATGCTTTCAGGCAACGAACCGCCCGCCCACGAACAAGTCGAGGAAAAGAAGCCCCTCACGCTTGAAGATGTACGGACAATCCTGGGCTATAAGTCAGCACACGGATATCGAGAAGAAATGCATTCACTCGTCAAAAAGTATGGAAATGGGTTTCTGTCAAGTGTCAACCCCGCTATGTATGAAGCCTTACTCCAAGAAGCGGAGGTTTACAAAGTCGATGCCACCTAAAGGACACGCTCTTCTTTCTGCTTCCTCCTCCCACCGATGGATGAACTGCCCCCCATCGGCTCGGCTCTGCGAAAATTATGACGATAAAGGGAGTGATTTCGCAGCCGAAGGAACAGACGCACACGCTCTGTGCGAGTTCCGTTTGCAAGAAGCTCTCGGACTCCCCGCCGAGAATCCTATCGAGAATCTCACCTGGTACAACGAAGAAATGGAAGATTGCGCCGTCAGTTACGCATCCTTCGTTTCAGAGATTGTGGCAAAAGCCAAGGACACCTGTTCTGACCCGGTAGTGCTTATCGAACAACACCTTGATTACAGCAAGTTCGTGCAAGAGGGCTTCGGCACGGGCGACTGCATTGTAATCGCAGATGGTGAGCTTCACATCATCGACTACAAGCACGGTCGCGGTGTGCTTGTGGAGGCAGACAACAACCCGCAGATGAAACTCTATGCCCTCGGTGCTTTGGAGATTTTTGATTTCCTTTATGATATCGAAACAGTCAGTATGACAATCTTCCAACCCCGCCGTGGCAATGTCAGCACTTACTCCCTCTCGAAGGCTGACCTTTACATTTGGGCTGAAGAAGTCCTCAAACCCATCGCCGAACTCGCCTATAAAGGCGAAGGTCAGTACAACTGCGGTGAATGGTGTCAGTTCTGTAAGGCAAAGACCGATTGCAGAAAACGTGCCGAAGCCAATATGGAACTCGCCAAATACGACTTTATGGACCCACCTCTCCTTACCGATGAGGAGATTGAGGATGTCCTTTCCAAGGTTGACAACTTGGTATCCTGGGCAAACGACGTCAAGGAGTTTGCTTTCCAAGCCGCTATGAGTGGCAAGGTATGGAAGGGTTGGAAGCTTGTCGAAGGTCGCTCCGTCCGTAAGTACATCAACGACGATGCGGTTGCAGCAACCGTCTCGGAAGCGGGTTATGACCCCTACGAGAAAAAACTGCTCGGTCTTACCGAAATGCAGAAACGCCTCGGTAAAGCCAAATTCGAGGAACTCCTCGGAAGCCTCATCCACCGCCCACAGGGCAAACCCACACTCGTGCCGGAGAACGATAAACGCCCGGCAATCACTACTGCAAAAGCAGATTTCTATGAAGATTAAGGAGAAAAAATTATGTCGAACAATGCAAAAGTTATCAACCCCTGCAAGGTAATCACTGGTAAGGACACCCGTTGGTCTTACGCAAACGTATGGGAGCCTAAGGCTATCAACGGCGGCGCACCCAAGTACAGCGTTTCCCTTATCATCCCCAAGTCGGATACCGTTACGGTAGCCAAGATCAGAGCCGCCATCGAGGCTGCTTACAAGGAAGGCGAAGCCAAGCTCAAGGGCAATGGCAGAAGCGTTCCCCCTATCACCGCCATCAAGAACCCTCTCCGTGACGGTGACACCGAAAGACCCGACGATCCCGCATACGCAAATGCCTATTTCGTCAACGCCAACTCCTCCACCGCACCCGGTATCATCGATGCCGACCGCAACGAGATTATCACACACTCCGAAGTATACAGCGGTGTATACGGCAGAGCCTCAATCAACTTCTACGCCTTCAACTCCAACGGCAATCGCGGCATTGCTTGTGGGCTTAACAACCTTCAGAAAATCCGTGACGGCGAACCTCTCGGCGGTAAGGCTTCCGCTGCATCCGACTTCGACACCGATGACGATGACGATTTCCTCGCCTAATGAAAGGAGGGCTTCACTATGTTGAGTACCATTCTCGCTTGTATCCTTTCCTTCGTTCTCACCGCCCTTCTAACCACGTTTACGATTTCTATGGTTTTCACCATCATCGAGGATCGTAAGCAGGCAAAACGCAACGAAGATCGTGAGCTTCGAGACATCGAATATCACGAAAAGCGTATGAAGGATTTTAAGTAATCAGCCCGGTGGTGGCGGGGGCAACTCTGCCACCACTCCGTCAGAAAGGTAACCGAAGAAATGAAAA